CTCATGAGGCGATGTTCAATATTACGGAGATGACGGGACAAAGCAGCATTATACACAACAGTACGATACTGAATTCCCCTATCTTCTTTACCCGCCAATTTATCCACCTCATAAAACTCAAGCTTTTGCATCTCGGTTAATCTAGATTGCTTACGTTCAACACCCTCACGATAATACTGATTCAAACCTTCACGCATCCGTTTCCGGATTCGCCCAAATTTACCCTCCAACACCTGCATGTTGGTGGCTATAGGCACGTAACCGATTTCATCAGCCAAGAGGCGAAGTTGCTTCTTAAACCCGTGCCACTCTGGACACCACATGTCGGGTTCAGGGGTCTCAAAGAGATGCCGATTATGGAGCGTTCGTAGCTCCTGGTCGACAGTATGAGCATGCAGCCCATACTCCCTAATCCCTAACGCACGCGTGGCCAAAGATGGACCTAAGGCTATCATTCTACACCCAATCCTCCGCGTAACAACTCTGTCATTAGGCACGTGCCAGATTCTACATCCGGCAGCTAAAGGTTTAAATGGTGCAGTACAATAACCAACGGGAACGCTTAGTTTAACTGTTGGGCAGCAACGAGTTCACCTACGGGATCCACCAATGCTTCATTGACGATTTCCTCAGTGACCTCCTGCATTGCTCCATCAGCAATTTCCTTAAACGCAGCATCAACTTCCTCAGAACTTGGCACCCTCTGTTCATTGGCTAAAATAGCACCTTGAACTACGGTGTATCCGGGTTCTAACTTAACTCCACCCTTCAGCGAGAAACTAATTCCTGGCTTAGTTACTTTTTCCACTGCAAACCGATTCATCGCTTGATCCAGTTTCTTATCAGCGGTCTTAAACAACAAAAGCGCAGGATCACGCAACATACTCCTGTACTCGCTTGAAGTCAACCACTTCCACCAACTAACAGTCGGCGGTTTGTGATCCCTCCAGGCAGCAACAGTTTCTTTTGCATATTTCCCGTGTGCGGACTGCCTGACTATACGTTCGATATCTTGCATCTGGAGAGCTTCGCTTATGGCCACGGCCGTTAGCAAATCCCTTTCAGCGCTAGTATACCCGAAAGTAACATAGTCAAAACTATCCCACCACTTATTAGCAAGCCTGTTACACCACAAGGGACTGTGTGAATCCCGAGCAGTGTAAGCTACAGCGTTGACCAAGTAAGCCTTGAGCTCCTCTGCAACCAGCTTGCGGTCCGAAGGTAACGCCTTCT